AACTCTGACGGTGTTCGTCCTGCTTTCCTAATCTACTAATCAGGCATCAGACAGGGCTTTATGCCCTGTCATTTAAGATAACTATTCTCTAATATAGTTAAAAAAATAATTTCATCGTGATATAATTTTGCAAAATTAAGAAAAGGAGTAATAGTATTATTAGTAATGTCAGATATAAAGAAAAGTGAGAGAACAGAATCAAAATTAGAAGTAATACATAATGCTTATGCAATTAGAACTGCGGTAACGAATTTAGCTGAAAATAATTTTTTTATAACTTTTTCTAAAATAGAAAGTAGAATTGCTGAAAGAGTAAAAGGACTTCCAGAAGAAGAACAAAAAAGAATAAAAGACAATATGTATAAATTCTATCGCAGTCAAATAAACAGATTAACTGATAATGTTATTGAACTTGCAACAGGAATAAGTAGACATTTAAGAATAGCAAATACCATATTTCCAACATATATGAGTGAATTTGAAGAACGAAGATTGGAAATGGATAGAGCAATGGCCTGTTGTAATGCTCTGCAAGATGAACTTCAATATGCAGGGGAATGTTTATATGCTGATTTGAATAAGTATATGAATTTAGTATTGCTAATTCAAAAAGAGTTCAATATGATTAAATCACTTCGACAAACTGACAATAGATTTTTAAAGAATATAAAAAAATAATAATTAGTGGGTAATCTTTATATGTTGTTTCTGCATCTAATTTTGCTAATGTGAACAGCAACGGTAATGCCAACTACAACAGTGCTTCGAACTCTAACGGTGTTCGTCCTGATTTCACAACCCATACAATTTTATATGGACTAGATTCCACAGTGTGGTGATGGGAAAAGGAAAGGAAAGGTTATCCCTTCAATTTGAGAAAATTGATAAATGCTAATTACTATGTATTTGGTTACGACCAGTAATACTATTAAAGTAATTTTATGAATATTTATTATGATGCTAATAAAATATATGAAGCAGGAACTAAAGCAATAAAAGGTGCACCATTCAAGTATAAAACGCAGTTATTTGAGATGAACCATTTATTAGAAACAGCACAAATTTTGCAAAGTCTAAAAGATTGGACATATAAGCCAACGCAAGGAACAAAATTTACTATAAATGAAAGAGGTAAAATTCGACATATTACGACAAATAATATGATTGATAAAACCATAAATCATTTAATGTGTGATGAAGTATTAAGTCCTGCAATTACTCCTTATCTTATATATGATAATTCTGCTAGTCAGAAAAATAAAGGTGTGGCCTTTCACAGAAAAAGGTTTGAAACACATTTACAAAAATATTATAGAGAACATAAAAGTAATGAGGGATACATATTGCTAATAGACTTTTCAGGATATTATGCAAGTATTCCTCATAATTTATGTTTGAAAAATTTGCAATCTTTTTTAAGAAAAGTAGATAAAGAAGAGGCAAAAATTACATTATGGATATTAAAAAATTTATTTGATGTATTTAATCTTGAAAATCAAAATGGAAAAGGTGTAAACATTGGAAGTCAACCATCGCAAAATATTGGTATTGTTTATCCATCAAAAATTGATAACTACATAAAAATAGTTAGAAGTTGCAAATATTATGGGAGATATACCGATGACAGTTATATTATTCATGAAGATAAAGAATTTTTAAAAGATATATTAAAGAATATAAAGCAAATAGCAAATGAGTTGGGATTAGTAATCAATGATAAAAAAACTCGAATTGTAAAATTATCACAGCAATTTAAAGTATTACAAATAAATTATTCATTGAGTGAAACAGGAAGAATCATAAAAAAGATAAATCCAAAAACTATAACAAGAGAAAGACGAAAATTAAAAGCATATAAAAGATTGCTGGACAACAATAGAATAAATTATGAAAGTATAGAAAATATATTTAAAGGTTGGATGTCTAGTAACTATAAAATAATGTCAAGAATGCAAATAAGTAATATGTATCAACTATACTATGACTTATTTGGAAGGAGGGTAAAATGGAAAAATCATGGAAAATTACGCTATCTGATGGAACTCAACTTAAAAACCTTAGATTAAGTGGAAATAATTTTATATCAGAAACAGAAGTTACAGAAGATATATTTAAAGGCAAATTATCAAAGGTTACAGTTGAGGGAATTGAAGATGGTAAAGAAGTAAAAAACGAATATGAACACATGGAATTAGTACAAATAGTTCATTATGAAGATGGATACTATTTTGTATTAAGAGAATTATCTTCAGATGAATTAGATAAAATTAAACTTCAAGGAAATATTGAATATCTGGCAATGATGACAGATATTGATTTAGAGGAGGATTAATTATGAGCAAGAATTTTGAAAAAGTAAAAGAATATTATGATAATGGAATCTGGAATAAAACAAGAGTATATAATGCGGTAGGCAAATGGATAACAGAAGAAGAATATAAAGAAATAACTGGAGAAGATTACAAATAAAACACCTATAATTTTAGGTGTTATTTTTTTGTTAAATGAAAGCGAGGAAAAATTATGGTTATTGAATTATCTACACTTATTAGTATAGTTTCTGTAGCAATAGCAGTAATAACAATAATCTATAATATATCAAGAAATGGGAAAAAAGATGTTACAGAAGATGTTAAAGAGGATGCAACTCAAATGGCAACTGTAATAACAGAATTGAAATCAATATCAAATGGAATTGCAGATATAAAGAAAGAGATTACATCAATAAAAGATGATGTAAAAGAAAACAGAGATAGAACTACAAGGCTTGAAGAAAGTTGCAAACAAGCACATAAAAGGATTGATGAAATAATCCAAAGATTAGAACACAATAAAAATTAAAAGAAAGAGGGTGAAATTATGGTGATAACTGCTGAAATGATAATGACTGTAATAACTGCAATTGTTACATACATATTTGGTATTCTTTCTAAAAAATTTAATTGGATAGAGAGTAAGTATATACCAATACAGAACGCAATTATAGGTTTGATTGCAGGAATTATTTGTTATTTCTTAAATATATCAGAATCTGATATATTAACAACGATTATATGTTGTATCGTTGGAGCTATGGCATCTGGTGGAACTTATGATTTAACAAAAACAAGTGAAGGATAATACTGTAAAAAAATTACGGTGTTTATAAAATACAGGAAGAAATTAAAAAGATCTTCCTGTATTTATTTTATAAGAAAGGTGTGTTTATTATGGAAGATGAAGAAATCACTTTAACAGAAGAAATGAAACAAGAATTATCAAATGGGAAAGGAGAAGAAGAATAATGGTAAAATCAAGTTTAGCAAGTGTAGTTGTAGAGGCACATTCAAGTAATTATACAAGTGGAAGAAAAGGTTATAAAGTATGTAAAATTACTCCTCATCACATGGCAGGAGTTTTATCAGCAGAACAATGTGGAAAAATATTTCAAAATTCTAACAGAAATGCAAGTGCAAATTATGGTATAGGAAATGATGGAAAAATAGCTTGTTATGTTGGAGAAGAAAATAGAGCATGGACATCAAGTTCAAGTTCAAATGATTGTCAAGCAATAACAATTGAAGTTTCTAATAGTTCTGTTGGCGGAGAATATCCAATTTCTGATGCAGCATGGAATTCATTGGTAGAATTATGTGTTGATATATGTAAAAGATATAATTTTAGATTAAATTATGATGGAACAGCAAGTGGAAGTTTAACAAGGCATAATATGTTTGCAAATACAAATTGTCCTGGACAATATTTACAAAATAGATTTCAAGAATTAGCAAATACGGTAAATGCTAGATTAGATGAAAATACAAATACAACAACATCAGAAACAAGTTCATCTGCAACAACAGGGTACACAGTTACAATAACAGCTAGTGTATTAAATGTAAGAGATGGAGCAGGCACAAACTATAAAATAAATACAACAGTAAAAAAAGGAGAAGTTTATACAATTGTTGAAGAAAATAATGGATGGGGAAAATTAAAAAGTGGAGCAGGTTGGATAAGTTTATCTTATACAAGCAAAAATTCACAATCAACTACTACAACATCAAGTTCTTCAAGCAAATATGTATTAGGATTATATGTTGTAAATGCAAGTGCATTGAATGTTCGTGCAGGAGCAGGTACTAATTATGCAATAAAGAAAACTTATAAGAAAGGAACAAGATTTGATACTTATGAAATAAAAAACAATTGGGCAAGAACTCCATCAGGATGGGTGTGCTTAGATTATTGTAGTTTAGTAAATAAATATTAAAATAGAGGAGAAAAAAATCTCCTCTTATTGTATATTTTTTAAATTTTGTTGTATATTATAAAGTATATCAAAAGCCTCTTTACATGTAGTGTTATCTAAGTCTATATTCTGTATTTTCTTTATAATATTATTAAAAGTGGTATTTTGATTTGAGGGTGTTGAAG